CTAGAAAGCAGCAACCACTTGCTGTTAGCATTATAGATATATTCTCCAAAAACCACTGTTGTATGTACCTTCATATGCATTAACCCATTGCGAGCCTGTCCATTTAAGTTTATCCATGGTAGTTGTGTTTGTTGTGTGTTCTGTAGTACTAGTGTTACTTGCATCAAATGACACACTCCATATAGTACCATTATACTGAATAATGTCGTTCTTCTTAGCAGATATAGTACCCCAAGTACCTCCGCTAGGTACTTCGTCAAGTATAAGATAACGATCTCCATTAACTGCCGCTGTTAGTGTCCCATCTCCAGGATAGCTTGTTTGTGGATTAATTACAGCATCAACAGCCGTTTGTGTGTCTGCTGTTATAGTACTGTTATCCAGTGTTACAGTTAATGTATTTTGCGATCCATCTCCAGATAGTCTACCAATAATATCTGTAGTCATATCACTAGGGTCATCTGTTTGTTTAAATCTTATTTGACTTACGCCTTCTCTAAGTTCGGAACCATACTGTGTAAAAATAGTATCCCATCTTAGCCCAGCTTCAACAGCACCAGTTTTACCTAGTATTTGTGCAGTAGCTACACCGCCTGTTACATCTAGTTTTACTTTGTTATCAACTGCCACTACTGTATAACTAGTAGTGATAGCATTGATGTCATTCAGTACTTTAATACTTTCTGCATCACCAGTAGCAACTTCATGTAAGTTAGTAATAACTGTGTGTATCATACTACTTTTGTTTACTTTAGCTGGAGGGTTAATTAGTATAGGCATTTCAAATGTTAAACTACTAATATCAATAATGTCATCAACACCACTTGGTATACCACGGTTTGTCCATTGTGTTCCAGTAAGCTCAACAACACTTAAACTACTCCAGTCTAGTGGGTTGTTTGTAGTATGTATATTGAGGCTTGGGTTAAACAATACTAGTATTTGTTCTAGCATTTGCATTTTTTGCTCTGTATTACTTGACCACAAATCTGCTTGCATGGTCATTGTATAAGGCACTGGCATATGACGTTCAACAGTATATGTACTACCTTGATTATTTTCATAACTGTTGGTATTAGTATTATACTCTTTTTCAATAACAGTCATTTTTTCTTCAAACTGAGGAAATACTCGTTTGTTTACATCTGGTGCTAAACCAGTAACATAACAACTAATAAAAGGAACAGTGCTTAATGTATTCTCACTATTCTCTCTTTGTATATGCGCCGCCATACGACTAATATCACCATAGCGAACTGGTGTTGTGTGGTATATTGGATCACCTTGTTCAGTGTATCCTTTTACATACTGAAATCCAGCAAACAATCTAATAAACTGCTGAATATAGCGTCTAAATTGTTTGTCATAAAAGTATGGTACTGCGGTTATATTTGTCATATTACTATTTACCCACGCCTACGTGTTCTTGTACGTGGATACATTAATCCACTTGTAGGTCGACTGTTTACGTCTTTGTTGTATGTGTTAAATGCCATATTACCTGACGTTGCTCTGTGATTCTTCCATAGTGCTATTCTATCAATGTTTGAACCGTCCGTGCTTACTCTTGTACTTACATCTACATCTATTGCGTCTGCTGTATCCGCCATCAATCCTGTGACAGCATTGTTTTGTAAATATGTTCTTGCTTGTGCTTGTGTGAGTGTAGGATATACTTCTGCTAAACAAGCCAGCATACCTGCGACAAAAGGTGCAGCGTAACTTGTTCCGTTTTGCACACCCATTGTATCCCATTTTGGTGTATTGTTTTCCTGTCCGTAATAGGGATTACCGAAGTTAATATCGTCTTTCATCATAGCACCCATTACAGTCTCTCCAGCGGCATATACATCTATGCCCGGACCCCAGTTGCTAAAGTCTGCTTTACCTTCATCTGTGTCATTGCTTAAAGCGCCTACGTTTATTGCTCCGTTGAATGAGAAGTTATCGCCACGCATATAATAATCTCTAAATGGATAGTAGCCATTAAAGAAATAGTCTTTGTTCACATAAGCGGCGCCAGTAACCATATAGTTGTCATAGTTGTCGCCACCTGATACATCAGTGTATCTGTTGTTATTGCCAGCCGAAGTAACTACAATAACGCCTTCTGCTATAGCATCTACTAAATCACTATCAGGTGTAGGACTGTTTACTTGGAAGTTAGTGTTGCTTGTGAACGTAGTCCACGCTTTGCCAGCGTTCTTGTATACTCCACGTGCCAACAGTTCAGCATCATTAAGGAATGTACTGCCGTCGCCCTTGTCTAATGTTGCTCCTTGGAAGTGTGCTATACTGGCACCTGAATAAGTATTGATCGTGCCCAAACTCACATTCACAATGGTAGGATTTTTTCTACCTGTTACTGGGTTGATAGATTTGTTTGCGTGAAATTCTCTAATGTAGGCGAAAGCCCTGCTATTGCTGTTGCCACCTGATTTGCTTCTCTCGTAGGTTAAGTCTAACATATACACATTGGCATCGTTGGCAAGTCCAAATCTTTCACCTGCTGCATAGGAGGCACTTGCTGTTGGATGGGTATCTTCTGCACTAAAGTTATCACGAGCATCTGCGTTGCTGTAGGTGTAGTTTGTGCCACCTGTGATTGTGTTGTAGTGTTGCCCCCAATTGTAGTCTATTAATCTGCTTGAATATTCTGCATGGTCACTGAAAGTGAAATTATCTACAATTACGATATCTACATTCTTACCACTTGCTGAATATGTTACACTAGTATCAACACGCCTACCAGACGAACTTCCAGCATCGTTTCCCCAACCTGATCTGTTGGTGCTTTCAATGTGTCTTAATATTCCCCAAGCGAAGTGATCATTATTGGTGTATGTTACTCTAGTATCACCATTGGCGTTTGTAAATGTTGACCCAGTTGGACTTGTGCTTTTGGTAAATCTACCGTTGTATGTAGCATCTCTAACCACAGTCTGTCTGTCCAACACGCTTTGCGGAACAACAACTTCTACTCTGTCGTCATAACTTACTTCTTGTGCTTCTTCCAAGGTAAGCATATAGCCTGTGGTTCTTGAAGTTGGTCGTCTTTCTCCACACTCTACTTTTCTATCTGGAATAGTTATAGCACCGCCTGGTGTTTCCATATCTGTATAGAAAGCATCAATGTCTTCACCTTGCTTTAGTGTTACTTGGAACAACTCCATGTTATGACTCCAGTTGTAGTATGTTTAGATCTATTTGTACCGTACCTGTGCTACCGCTTTTGTTTGTAACTCTACATGGTATGTTTGTTGTTGGTGAACTTTCTAAGTTGAATCCATAAGCACCTGGGCTTATAATAACTGTGTCAGCACCAGTTGTAATAACTTCTGCTATCAATCCTGCGTCTGCTGCTGGATCTGTACCTTCTGCTCTACTAGCATCTGCTGTTCTTGTTGCGGCATTTACATATAATCTTACACGAGCTGCCTTGTCTGTTGTAATAGTTAGCAGTGTGTATGATTTGAATCCTGTGATATCCAAGTCTGCTTGTGCGGCATCTGCCAAACTACCAGTTGTGCCTGTTGCTGTGCTTCTAGTAGGTAAGCCACCACTACTAATATCACTTAGTAGTGCTACAGTACCGTCTGCATCTGGTAAATTAATTGTTCTGTCTGCTGTTGGATCTACAGCTTGTAATTTAGTTTCAAAGTTATCAGCAGTTGCACCTTCAAAACTAATACTTACAATACTGTTGATGTTTGGATCTAGTTCTAGTGTAACATTGTTTGCAGCAATGCCTGCATTAATCTGTCCAGTTGTTCCTAAGAATGTTAGTGTTTCTGTTGCAGTATTAAAAGTGTGTGTACCAGTATTGCCTGCAATAGCAAAGCCTCCACTAATTTCTGATTGATTTGCTAATCTTACCCAAGAACCAGAGTGTGCAAAATAACCAGCGCCGGTACCATGAACGTGTGCAAACATTCCGTGATATGTTGAAGCACTTGGTAAGTCACCTTCTGTGGAGTACACATTAGAATATAGTATTTTACCTGTTGTGGTGATATCAAATGCTTGTGCATCTAAATTACCGCCTAATTGTGGTGTTGTATCTTCTACAACATTGGAAATGCCGCTACCACCACCATTAGCATCAACATATGCTTTAGTTGCGGCATCTGTGCCTGCTGTTGGTGTACCCACGTTTGTAATTTTACTTCCACTAACATTAACTATTCCACTACCACTATTGGCTGCGAAAATGATATCAGTAGCACTAGTAATAGTTGGAGTACCTACAGCCGTTGATGTAATCGAACCAGTAATATTAATATTTCCTGTTCCAGTAATATCATTACCGTTTATATCT